GTACAACCCAGCCGCCCAAACCCCACTGGTCCAGCAGATCCCCACAGATAGCAACCCACGACCAGCAGCAGCCACAAGCAACATCAGGTCGCAAGCTGACGCAATCCTGCGCGGAGGTCAATAAATGGCAACAGCCGACGAATACGCAGCCTGGATTGTTAAGAATTCCGCCAAGCGCGGAACGCCTGAGTTCGACACCGTGGCACAGGCCTACCAGCTGGCCAAGGGTGAGGAAAACACGGCCACCTTCCAGCAGCAGAACGCACCAGCACCACAGCAGCCAGGCGTGATGGATCAGATCGTCGGTGCTGGCGAAACAGCCCTGACCCTTGGAACTGGCGCAGTCGGTGGCACGCTCGGTACTTTGGCCGGAACTCTTCAGGGTTTGTCCCAACAGATCCTATCCGGTCAGTTCGGCACGCCAGAAGCCATGCGTGCGGTCGAGCAAGCCGCAGCAAAAGGCGCACAGGCGCTCACCTACCAGCCACGCACTCAAGCTGGCCAAGAACAGGTGCAAGCCGTGGGCCAAGTCTTGGCCAACGTCCTGCCACCAGTCCTGCCTGCAATCGCAGCCCCAGGTGCCGTCATGCAAGCAGCACGCACCGCAGCCCCAACGGTCGGCGCAGCTCGTCAGATTGGGACAGCAGCAGGCCAACGTGCAGCCACAGCAACAGGCCAAGCCATCGCCAGGCCAGTGCAAGCGGCCACCACAGCCGTGCGTGAGACCTTGGGCATGGAGACCCCAGCCGTGGCCACCACAGCCCCAGCAGCCGGTGCGCGTGTCTCAGGCGGTGCAGCAGCCACACCAGAGGTTATGCGACGCACCACCACAGCGGAAAGCCTGCCAGTGCCCGTCACCCTCACCAAAGGCGCAGCCACCAGGGACGCCCAGCAGCTGGCCTTCGAAAAGGAACAGATCAAGAGCGATCTGGGCGGCCCACTGCGCCAGCGTGCCGAGGAAAACAACCTGCAAGCCTTGCAGAACTTCGACGCCCTGGTCGATATGACAGACGCGCAGCTCATGGACTTGTCCAGCACTGGCGGCGCTGTCGTCAAGTCTTTGACCGAAGGCCTCACAGCAGCCAAGAACAAAACCCGCGCCGCATACAAAGCAGCAGAGAACGCTGGCGAGCTGGAGAACAACGTCACCCTCAACTCGGTGGTGGACTACATCAACGAGAACATCCCAGAGGGCGACTTGGCTCCGATCCTCAAGGCAGCACAGCAAAAGGCCATCGCCATCGGAGCAGCAGTTCCAGACGCAGACGGCAGACTCGTGGCCCAGCCCATCACCCTCAAGCAAGCAGAAAGCCTGCGTCAGACCTTCCAGCGTGCTGGTTTTGAAGGTGCAGACCAGTTCCACGGAGGAAGCCTCAAGCGTGCATTTGACGTTGAGACCGAAGGCCTGGGCGGAGACCTCTACAAAAAGGCCCGTCAGATCCGCTTGGACCAGGCACGCAAGTTCGAGAACCGCGCTATCGTTGCCCGTCTCATCAAGAACCGCAAAGGCATGGAAGATCCCCAGGTCGCAGCCGACCAGGTTTTCCGCAGGTCAATCCTGAACTCGTCTCCAGAGGAAATCACGTTCTTGAAGCGTGTCTTGGTCACCAGCGGAAAAGATGGCCAGCAAGCCCTCAAAGAGCTGCAAGGGGCTACAGTGCGCCACCTTAGAGACGAGGCCACCAAGGGCATGGGCATGGACTCGCAAGACCGTCCTTTGATCTCTCCAGCCAAGTTGCACCAGTCCGTGCAAGCTCTTGACGCCAATGGCCGACTCGACGTCATCCTTGGCAAGAAGAATGCGCAGATCGTGCGCGATCTTGACGACGTGGTGCGCTACGTCACCACAGTGCCACCAGGCACACTGGTGAACAGCTCAGGCACAGCAGGCACGCTACTCGCAGCCATGGCAGAAGCCGGGGCCACAGGCGCACTCACGGGTCTGCCATTGCCAGTGGCCTCTGGCCTGCGCCAGATCATCAAGATGCGACAGGAAGGTCGCACAAAGGCCAGAATCAACGAAGCCCTCAACGCATTGCCACCCGTGCAGCCTTGAGCGACAATCCACCATCCAGGAGAACCCATAAATGTCCGCACTCTCGATCACACCGCCATACCCAGCATTTGCTGGAGCTGACGGCCTGCCATTGGAGAATGGTTACATCTGGGTCGGCACGGTCAACCTGAACCCGCAGGTCAATCCCATCTCGGTGTTCTGGGATTCGGCCTTGACCATCCCAGCAGCTCTGCCCATCCGCACGCTCAATGGCTACCCGGTATACCAGGGCAGCCCATCACGCTTCTACGTTGCCAGCGACTACAGCATCCAGGTGCTGGACAGCAAAGGCAGCCTGGTCTACACCTCTTTGAATGGAAACGTGGCTTCTGGCTCCGTGGCCACCAACGCAACAGGCACTGGAACACAGACCATTTTTGCTGTGTCCTCCACACCATTTGCAATCTACATCAACGGCGTGTACCAGAACCAGAACACCTACACAGTGGCTGGCGGTAATGTGACATTCTCAGAAGCGCCACCATTCACCTCGGTGATCGAATTTTTGGTTTAAGGAGACAGAAATGCTCAAGACAGTTGGATTCCCATCAACACGCACAGGCGACCAAACCATCGTTGCAGGCAACCTCGTCATCGGCACAGCAGGCAAAGGAATTGATTTCTCAATCAATCCAGCCGCAGCAGGAATGACCAGTGAATTATTCAACGACTATGAAACAGGTACTTGGACGCCTGCTGTCACTCCAACAGGCGGTGGCTCGGTGGCTTACAACACCCAGTCTGGTTATTACACCAAGGTCGGAAACGTGGTGACCGTCAACGCTTGGATTGGCGGCTCCACACTCTCCTCACCTCTAGGTGATGTCTCACTCACCGGCTTTCCGTTTGCTGTTGTCAGCAACAATCCCCGCGCAAATGCTTACCTTGCTTGCAACGCAATCACGGGCGGTGGCGGCATTACTGGGCAGCTTTCCGGCTATATGTTCAACAGCACAATGTTTGTCAACATCATCAACAACGGGTCGCTGTCTTCTCTTGCTGCATCAAAATTGAACACCAGTTTTGAGTTTTACATCAGCTTCTCTTACGTCACAGCATAAGGAAAAGAAATGGCTCTGACCAAAGTTTCTTATTCGATGATCGACGGCGAGCCGTTGAACGTGCTTGACTACGGCGCTGTTGGCGACAGCAACATTGAGACAGGTGGTGGCACTGATGACACAGTGGCAATTCAAGCTGCTGTCGCTGCGGCTATTGCCACAGGTCGCACATTGTTTGCACCAAGCGGCTACTGCTTCCGCATCACCGACCAGATCAACATGATCGGCGTTGAGGAGTTGCAGTGGCTTGGCTTGATTTACGCAGACAACATCACCACCAAGCCAGCAGTTCGAATCGGTGGCTGGAGTAATGGTGGCAGTCGCAAAAAGTTTTTCATCAACGAAATCCATGATGGTGGATCGCGCCTTTCTGCACCCACCTACCCGCTGCTGCAAATCTGTGGCTTGAAGGGTGCGATTGCAGAGTTTCCAGCTTGCCGATTCATCGAGATTTTTGCTGATGATGCAGTCGCAGGAATTAAAAGCACAGCCTACAACTCCTTTACGATTGGGCAAGTCTACAAGTTGCAGCTTCGAGGCGCTGATGCAAACAGTTGGATCAATGAAAACTACTTCTACGGCGGTAGGATTTCTGAACTTGTTGTTGGCACCACTACAACGGAAAACGATCACAATCACAATTTGTGGTTTAACCCGACAATGGAAGGCCCGATCATCATCAACTTCCAAGTCGGTTACCAAAACCGCATCTACAACGCTCGGTTTGAAGGTGTGAATGTTCCCGGAACGCAAGTCACGTTTGCCGGAGGCACGTTCCAAAACCTGATCACTACCCAGCAAGACACGGGCGACTTTGGCTCTCAATTCCCATACGAGCCGATTTTCTACACCTACATCAATGATGCCGGTTTCAACAACCTGATTTACAAAGACCTTCAGACCATCTACAACAAGGTGGACTTGTTCACGTTTGACGCAAGAACACCGCTGCTGGTTGATGGCACTGTGGGTGGTGGATCAAGTTATTCCACAGCCGATCAACGTGGACTGTTTGACTACAACCAAGCTGCTGTTTATGGTGCTGCGGTCGGAATGTTGCCGGGGTTAAAAATTGTCGAAAGTACTTTGACGTTCCGTGAAATTTTTGCCTCAGATTTCATTCCGGTGACTGTTGGAAATCCATTTGGTCTTGAATTCAAAACAGCGCCCGACTTGATGCGCTTTGCAATTCGTGTGTATGACGCAGATTTCAAATTGCTTGGCGCTGAAGGCGCTGGCGGCGCGTACATCGACAGCTCAGGCCTGACATATAACGGCGCAGGCACTTACAGTGTCGGCTCTGATTTGCCATCAACAGACACGCAAGTTACTGGCGCTGTCGGCTTTGGCGTCAGGCGCAACGAAGTCAAATACATCAAAGTTTTCATTGGAACAGGTAGCGTTCCCGGCGCGATCTTCCATGTCAGCTTGTACTACTACGAACCACCAAACAACCAGCCAGAAACGGTTACCTCCTCGGTCAAAAATCCGCGCAGCATGGTGCTGCCAAGCATCCCGACTGCCGGATATGTTGCACTTGGCACCCAAGTCAACAAAGCGGATGGAACAGCCATCTACCTGTGCAATTTTTCTTACGAAACCACGACAAACGGTGCTTTGATTGTCGGCAGTACCAGTGTGACAGTTACCACCATTGGCAGCGTCAGCAACGGGTGTGTTGTCGGCATTTTGCTGGACAATGGAAGCACTCACTGGTCGGTGGTTTCTGGATTGTCTGGAAGCACATTTACCGTGTCTGCGATGCCAGCACCAGCAGCAAGCGGCAACCGCATCGTGTTCAACAAGTGGGCAACCAAATAACCGTGCCAGTGCGGAACACTGGAATTTGATTTTGATTGGATTATCAAAATGGCTCTCGAAAAAATTGAAATAGTTGACCGCATAGAGGTCTTGGAAAATGGCAGCGTACAAGTGCGCACCAAGACCGCCATCATGGAAGACGGCGTTCAGATCAGCGGCAACTTTCACCGCCATGTCGTTTCCCCAGGCGATGATTATTCTGGTCAAGATGCCCGTGTGCAAGCCATTTGTGCTGCAACACACACAGCTGATGTGATCGCAGCCTACAACGCTGCCAAAGGAGTCTGACATGTCTGGTAACAGCCAAATTGCATTCAACCCCATCGGCAACACAGTCGTCGTTGCTGCCGCAAGCACAGCCCCCACTGGCGTCCAGGCTCCGGTCTTTGAGAAGTTCAATCCACAAGCAGCAGGCCAATACCGCTTTGTAAACGCAGGCTCGAACACCGTGTTCTTGGGCACTGGCCCCACAGCTGCATTGGCCCAGGCCGCTGCCGTGGCTCCGACTGCTGGCTCACCCACCACAGCCATCGTGCTGTTGCCTGGCGCCATTGAGATCCTGCGCTTCAACATCGACACCTTCTTCAGCGGTCTAGCCTCTGGCGCGACCACCGTCTACGTCACGCCAGGCCAAGGCCTGTAAATGCTGGAGGCCGAAGTCATGGCGGATGGGAATGAGATCGATCTGGTCAAGTACGGCGTGCTTTGGCAGAAAGTCCAGGACATGGACAAGAAGGTGGACAAGATGGAACGCAACGTCGAGGAGCTGCTCGCGCTCGCCAACAAAGGGCGCGGCGGCTTCTGGATGGGCATGACCATCGCGTCATCAGTCGGAGCTGTTGTGGCGTGGATTGCCGGTCATGTGAAGGCCTAACAAATGCTGGCTGAGATCGCATCAGCGAACGCAGCCTTCGCAGTCATCAAAGGCGCACTGGCCAACGGCAAGGAGCTGCACCAGCTCGGATCACGGGTTTTCGACTACTTCGACAACAAGGCCAAGATCCAAGAGTTCGCCACCAAGAAGGGTGGCGGCTCTGATCTTGCCGAGTTCATGGCGCTTGAGCAGCTCAGGCAGCAGGAAGAAGATCTGCGCGAGCGCATGGTCTACGCAGGCAGGCCAGGCATGTGGACCGACTGGCTCAAGTTCCAGGCCCAAGCAGCCAGGCAGCGCAGAGAAGCAGCTGAGGCCATCAAACGCGAGAAAATTCGCAGAGCAGCTCGGCTGGCAGAGCTGACCGAATACATCGCCATCGGCATGGCGGTCATTGTGCTGGCTGGCCTCATGGTCGGCGGCTTCATCATCTACATGAAGCACCTGCGATGAGCGACGACAAGCTGAACGCCAACACCACCCTGGACAAAGTTCTGTCCTACGTGGACTCGCCCTTCAAGCTGTTCGCCATCCTCATCATGGGCGTGGTGGCCTTTGCCGGGTATTTCCTTTGGCAAAACCAAGAGTTCATGCGCGACGCCTACAAAGAATCCAAGAAGCTGCCAGAGATCAACACAGCCAAGGCGGACGAGGCCAGCTCTTTGTTGTTCAAGCACACCGGCGCGACGGTGGTCGCCATCTTTAAGGTGAATCCATTGTTCAACAGCCGAGTGCTGTACAAGGCATACACCAAGGACGGGCGAGACAAAAGCATCGAGGACATCGACGTCGGCCTGTTCAGCCAGAATTCATCCAACAACAGCGACGTCGTCAAGCTCATGACCAACGAGATCCCGTGCGGCGAGTACCGCTACGCGCAGTCCGAGGTCGGTCTCTGGTACATCGAGAAGGGCGTGGCCTTCACCTGCCGGGTCAGCGTGCCACCAGACAGCCATCGCTTTGTTGGCCAGATCACAGTCGGCTGGGCAGAGCAGCCCCAGGACATCCAACAAGTAAAATTCATGCTGGAGATTGCCAGCACAATGTTGACCAAAAGGGGAAATTGATATGGATTGGCTCAAACAAATCGCACCGACCATCGCCACCGCAATGGGTGGACCACTGGCAGGCATGGCTGTGTCTGCCATTTCAAAAGCCATTGGCGTGGACGAGGCCAAGGTCGGAGACCTGATCGCCAACAACAAGCTGTCAGCCGATCAAATCGCCCAGGTCAAGCTGGCCGAAATCGAGTTGCAAAAGCAGGCACAGGAGCTGGGCCTGAACTTTGAGAAGCTGGAAGTCGAGGACCGCAAGTCAGCCAGGGATATGCAGGCAGCCACCAGGTCAATGATGCCCCCCATCTTGGCCGGAGCTGTGACTATCGGCTTCTTCGGCATCATGGTAATGATGTTCTTCAACCAGATCGACAGCAGCAACCCAGCCATCCTCATGATGCTGGGCAGCTTGGGCACGGCCTGGACCGGCATCATCGCCTATTATTTCGGCTCGTCTGCTGGCTCACAGGCCAAGACTGACATTCTCTCAAAGGCATCAAAATGAACCTGCCAAGAGGCAGCACCCGAGATGATGGCTACCGTTTAAATGGGTACACCAGTTCTGGGAAAGAGCACTGGATACACCCAGACACCTTTGCGGCCATCAACAAAAAACATCAAGTTCTTCGCTGGAAAAACAAACTTCAAGTGATTGACGCTTATGGTGGCGGGTGTGCACATTGTGGCGAAAAAGACCCGGTTGTTTTGAACATTGACCACATCAACGATGACGGGAGCAAAGACTTGACACCATCTGGAAACAGATTAAATGGCAACAGTCTTTATGGCTGGATCATCAAACATGGGTTTCCAAAAGACCGCTATCAAGTGCTTTGTGCCAACTGCAACCAAAGAAAAGAATGGCACCGTCGCGGCGCTTATTTTGAAAGGACTGAATCATGCAATTGACCCCCCACTTCACCCTGGAAGAACTGACAGCCAGCGAGACCGCAGAGCGCAATGGCTGGGACAACAGCCCCAACGATCAGGAGCTGGCCAACCTCACCAGGCTTGCAGACTTCTTGGAGCAGGTCAAGGTGGTGCTGGGCGGAAAGCCCATCATGATCAGCTCAGGCCTTCGCACAAAGAAGGTCAACGATGCAGTTGGAAGCAGGGACACCAGCCAGCACCGCATCGGCTGCGCTGCCGACTTCCGTGTGCCAGGCATGACGCCCGACCAGGTGGTGAAAGCCATCGTTGCCAGTGGCATTGGCTACGATCAGGTC